CTCGACGATAATAAAGATATTATGACCGTATTTAATATAATACCTGAAACCTATATAATAAAAACAGGGGATGTTGTCGGGTTTGACTTCCATAGAGAATGCCATTATATAACGCCAATAATTCGCAATAACATATGTGGCGGTATTCACTGTATTCACGGTATTCACGGTATTCACGGTATTCACGGTATTCACGGTATTCACGGTATTCACGGTAATAATTGTAATAAATATAGGGTGATTTTAAAAATACATTATTGCGTATATCCTCAATGGGCAATGGTATTTGGTTTCATTTTAAGCAAGCTTTCAATAATGTATAATAAATTATTTAGAGACCTATTTTTATTTACTATCGTGCCAAATAGCGGTTGTAAAAAATACATAGCAAATGTTATGATATTATCTACAAAAGTATATCACGATTTTGAATACTATATTGGCAATAATAATATCCAATACTTGATTTATTTATATTATATGTCTCTAAACACTCATCATTCCGTGTTTTTATATGGCAGTTCATTTGTGCATTATTTGAAATGGTTTGATGCAATATACTATTATAATGGTGAAATTAATAATCTTTTCAAAAGAGATTATTATTTTTATAAATTCCTTTATATGCTTCAATTTACACATATGTTTTTAAAATATAACACGGACAATCCTGTATTATATACGTCAATTATTGTTCCAACAATATTTCTATCATATCTTTGTAAATATACTGTGCATATACCAAAAATTATAGAGTTATACTTAATATTCAATATGTTTAATAGTACTATCGAATTAGAATATTACGAATTATATTACATTTATATAAATGTGATTGTAAATCATATTCAATTATGTTTCCCTATGGATATGTAAATATATCTACAATATATAGATAAGTTATTCATAATATACCTATATATGGACATAAATATAAAAAGATTAAAGTTAAAAAATGGTATTCGAGTTATAATAGTGCCGTTAAAAACAAAATTAACTTATATATCAACAAATTTTTTATTAGGGCGCTATCAAGAAAAGAAAGACGAGATGGGTTTAACGCATTATTGCGAGCATTTATTGGCGTGTTTAACATCACAAAAATACAAAGATGCCACATATATTAGTGATGAAATATATAAGAGAGGCGGTGTGCATAATGCAACAGTTTATGATTATGAAATGGAGCTATATATATCGGGTCTTGCAGTTGATTTAGAGTTTTATATGGATATATTATCAAATACCATTAATAAATTTTATATTGAAAATGATATTAAAATCAAGGAAAAGGGAGCAGTTGTCCAAGAATTAATGACCTCGATATCCAATTCTAATTACAAATTTAATTTCAATATATTCAAATTTTTATATTCCAAATATTCATATATTGCCGATTACAAGAAGCAGATAAAATATATTAAACATTTTGATAATAGGAGAATATCACAATTCATTAAATCTCATTTAAATACAGATAATTTAGTTGTAACTATAACGTGCCCTTCGAGCAAGGTCAATGAAACTATAAAGAATGTCAAAAAATATTTTGGCATTATAAAAAAGAAAAAATCCAGGTTTGTATATCCAGAGCTTATAATTAAAAATAAAAATTTGCAAATAGTTAATATTAAGAATGATCATATAATTGCAAGTAGCTCTATAATATTGCAAATATCAAAGATGATTGAATTCCTTTCCGAAGAACATTTGATATTATCATATTATATTAGGCGTATTCTATTTAATATTGATAGTGGCATATTTTACAAAATATTTCGCAAAGAACTTGGAATAATTTACAATATCAGATTATCTGTTAATATTGATAATTATAATCCAAAGATGTCCTATTATAATATATCATCGCAATGTCAAAATGGTAATATGCTTTTGTTTATCGAAAAGTTTATTGAGATTTTGAAAACTTATGATATAAATGATATGCATATAAAGGAAGCAAAAACACATTTCAAATATTTATTTGAGAATGCAAAGTTCAATAATTTAACATCATATAACGACAAATACAAAGACCAATTGTTATTTTACAAGGACATCGTGAAAACAAAGGACATACTTAAAAAAATACTATCAATTAAATCGAGGACAATAAAAGAATATTATAAAAACGTGTTCGTCAAGGATATATTATCAAATCATATTCTGTTCTATTATTCTAATTATAATATCAACAAAGATATTGAATTGATATATAAAAAAAACATACCAAATGCAAAATATAAATCATATTATATTTTGTAAACATTATTTATATTATTTATATCATAGTAGAATATAGAATAAATATGAATTCAATATATTTTTACATATATTTAACTGTGATTTTTACAGTAACAATATCATTTACAATATTAAGATGTGTATTTAATATACACGATATAGATATATTTTTTTATCCCAACCATGCAAATAATATTATTGAAAACAAGGTATATTTAGTTTTGCATATTATAGTTAATTTCTTGCTTGGTTTATTATTTGGGTTTGAAATAATCCTTGGGATGTTTGTAAAAATAATGATATTCGAAGCATATCTGCATATCATGGAGCATTGTGATATTTTTTATGTATCAAAAATATCTAATTTAATAATAATAGTATTAATATCATTAGTAAGTTATACATTTGGAAGTGTTGTAAATAAAATATTATATAAATAAAAAATAATATATAAATATCCTATAACAAATAACAAAGACTACAAGACTAATTTACACGGGGGGTATCGCTTACCTCTCCCTAATTTATTCATTCATTTTGTTGTTGATAGTTTCCGTTATATTATCAGAATGTAATTTGAAATTTATAATATTGCGCATAGGACATCTGAACTCAAACTCATCTGTACTATTCATCTTGTTATTCTTACTTGTTTCTATCTGGGTCTCAAAATATTTAAATAGGCAATAATCATGCACCATAGAGCATACCTTTTCTGTTTTTGTCGAATTGTCATTATACATCTTTATTATTTTATTTTTCTTTTTAAAGTTAGACAAGCAAATACCACAAATAGTTGTGGAATTATTAGCTTGGAAATCGCATATTTCAAATGGAAGGTTTGTGATATTCCATTTGAAAGTTCTAAACATCATCTTGTGAATACGATGATATACTTCGCAATTATAAAGAAAGCTCCCCGAATTATGGTCAAAGTAGCATTTATCCCTTATTGCAAATTGCGTTTTAAACTCCACAATATCCTTCATAATTAGGTGGGTTATTTTCTGCTTATCCAGTAGACACATCCTGTCAATTATAGTTCCTGTATTCTTTGATATAACAATGCCTTCTTTATTCATTAGAAAGATATTTGACAGCAAATCTGTTTTGTAGAAAGGAGGTTGATTATTACTATTTTTAGGTATTATTATATCAATATCAAATGATAGTTCAACACCGCAAAACACATAAGGAATTTTACCAACAATAATTTTGTAGTTAATTTTTCGGTGTGTTGTTATAGGTGCGCCAAAGTATTTCATGGTACTATCAACAACAATATTCGACGATGTGATATTGTCAAATCCAGCATCTAAACAAAACAGATTTTGCAAATCCGCAATAAATTTTAAAACATCCTCGTCAGAATACATACATACATCAATATCATTTGCAACAATAGTGCGCGGTGCTGTTTCTGGATGAATTAATTTATTCCAGAAAGCACTTGTGTTATAACTATTTGTTTGATTATATAACCTTTTATAATGGTCGCAAATAATGAAGTCCCTAACAAAACCTCCATATACAATCCCCTTGTTTTCAAATACGAGGTTCTTAATATTTTCATATACAATATATTTAATACGCTCGGTAGAGAAGGTGATTTTGACATTATCAGTCATTGTCTCTCTCAAACTCTTCGTAAAACACAAACTTTTGCTTTGCAACTACTTCGGATAGATACTTAAACTCAAACTTCAACGATGTGCGATTGGCAGTACAATAGATTATTTGATTTCAAAACAATCTATGGCTTTACTATATAAATTTAAAGTTGATAATCATTTTTTTAAAATATCGCAAAAAAATAATACAAATTTATTACTAATAAATAATAGGGTTGTTTAACATTACCATATTAGCCAATATCATGCTCTATTTTTGCGCGAGCATATGCATACATAACCTTCTCCGCATTATCTATTGGTAAAATATAATCTTTTGCTCCATAAAACTCGGGGCCCTTTCGAGAAGCTCTGTTAACTAATGTTCGTAGAGCATTAATATCGTGCAATTCATATTGAATACGGAACGAATTATTGTTATTATCAGTAAAAGCAAAATAGATTGAAGGTTTAATTAAGTTTATTCCATCAGGTATATAGAAACTATTTGGATATTTAAAAAATATGTCAAATAATCCTGAACTATCTATATTATGAACGTTTGGAGTATTATCAAAAGCAATTTCATAATTTGGAAAAGGGAGCCCAGAACCAGAATAATTTGTCATACGGTCGATTGGGTTCGGTGCAATTAATAGCACATTATTATATAAATTAATATTTTTAATAGAACCTGTTATTTTTATTGAAGAAAAATCCTTACTATATGCAATACTAAATCCAGTATATTCGTCATCAAATATCATTTTAATTAAAAAATATTATATATCTCTATATTTTAGATATGTTTTTTTTATTAGAATTTATTTATATATATTGTTAATAAATTAAAAAATAAGATAATTAAATTATTTCTCTCTATATACTTTCGTCGTCTTCCTCATTATCATCTTCATCTTCGCTATTAAACACGAATATACTATTTGTATAGTCTTCTTCTTTTTTTGTTAATACAACTTCCGATACATCATCAAAAATTATATTAGCATCATTTGCATTATTAATAGTATTCATATTAACCCTGTTATATGCATTTATCAATGTGTCGGAAATCTCTTTGTTATTAATAAGAATTTTGCACTGTTCCATATTATATTTATGAACAATATCAACCTTATTATTTTGATAATCTCTCATCGAAACAGCAATAATATCACCTGTTTCTATTAACACACGTTTATTAAACCTCCTCATTGACCCTCTAATTACACCAATTGCTTCATTGCCATTATCGCATAATACGAGAGCTCTGCAATTTCCCAATAATTTAATTACATATGCAAATACTTCGTATTCTTTGTCAATATTATAGTTATTATTACTAACCTTGTTAAATTGACTTATTTTTTTTTTATTTCTAATGCTTGTCTGATACATTTAAATATTTATATATATAGTCTAATATTAGTCTTATATTATTTATTTTGCATCATCCAGTGTATATTTTTCTTTCGAACGAAGATATAGGTTCCTTTTGTATTTATTATAAATTATAGATTTATATGCATCGTATGATATAATATTATTGTTTACATCGTATGTTGTTGTTGTGAGAGATGTTGAAGTAGTATTATATAGGAGGCGAAGATTAGGAGAACTATTACATCTTATTATATGCGGTTTATTAATACCAATTGAATAATTGATACAGCTTGAAGCAACAATCAAACAGGAAACTATTTTATTTGTCATTGTTGAATGTATAGTTAATTTGTTATTTATTTAAGTAATCGCAGAGTATCAATTTTTATATTTATAATTCTTTATCATTATCATATAATTTCTTCTTGTGATATTTATATAAATTACAAACCATATTATTATCAGGATATTTATATTTTTCAAACATTCTGTAAATATCATCTAAATGATTTTCATTTGCCAAAACATCCTGTCTTATTACTAATTTTTTGAGGTCAGTATGTAAAGCTTGGTTATTATTGAGCAATTCTCTGTATTGATTTGCGTAATAATACATAAACGGTTTTGTAAATATATTCCTTGTCTCCTTATTATTTTTCATAGTGATAAACCATCGCGTTTTATCAATACCGATTGGTGTAAAATCAATATTCATAATTGATTGCTGTTTATTAGGCAATGTAGTTCTTATCCAAGTATTATATGGATACTTGAACATATTATAATAATTAATATTTTCAGTTATTCCCTTGTTTTTGTTAATATATACCTTGTGCTTAAAGGATACACCTACTTTGTTTTTGTCAACATACTTGAATATTTTAATCCTTTTAGGAGGTATTAGCATATTATAATTTTGCGGATGATTTACATCCATTGTATTTAAAACGCAATCAATAATGTTTGCATCAACGTCAATACAAATATTCGTCGCTGAATAATCTTTGTTATTATAAAATGGCGTTGAAGGAGGTTTACATGTTGATGGTTCATAACTCCACCATAGTTTATCTTGGTATATCATAGTTTTTCCGAATGATTTTTCTTCCGAATACTGCATACCGTGAAAGGGACATACAAGACAACCATTATTAATTATACCATTGTCAAGTTTAGAACCCATATGAGTACAGATATTTACAGTTGTATATGTTTTATTGAATTTATTATCATACCAAGAAATCAGTGGTAAATCACCAATTCTAAATGGATAAGGTTTTTTTGTATCAATGTTTTTTACAAAGTTTATACAGTGCCATTCTTTGAATACTGATGGTAATTCGAATGATATAACAATAGTATTACCAATTAAATGAATGAAGAATACATATAAAATATAAATAGATGTTATGAGTATGCACATATATTTATTATCATTACTGGTATTATGTTTATATGTTTTGTAGATTTGTAAATTTGCAATCGTAGATAATATATATTTTATAAATATTTAATAGAAGAATAGTTTTTCATATGCCACTAAATGATAATATATGTTCGAGGATATTAACACCCAAACAAGTTGGTCCAATTTGCTGGTTTATGGCTACATTTGTTGCTATGTTTTACAGCCAGCGTAGTAGAAAAATATTACTTGAAACATCTAATAGTTGGAATAATAAGAAAGCACTATTTGCTTTGTTAAAGCATGTGCTTGACGATAAATACTTAAAAAAAACAGATGGGAGAGAAAGCGATGATTACAATAAATTTAGGGATGATACGTTCATTAAAATATTGTCATACTTAAATATGGAAAATAATAAGATTTTTCCATATGATCCTAAAAAAGTTACAGGTGGATTTATTCCTTTGCTTTATATTGGTAAACTATATAAATTATTAAATGTTGATTATAAAATATTTAATTATTATACAAGGGATGATACTTTGACATATTCGCATTTAAACGAAGAATATGATGCGATGATATATACAATTATAAATAAGAAGATAAGGATTGATATAAATGTTGCCAATCTATTATTAAATAAAAACGTAGAAAATAAGTATGCACCGCCAATATTAATTGTTAATCTTAATGATAGTGAATGTATACAGTCATTTAATAAAATAAATGAAGGTGATACAAAGGAACAATTAAAATCTATGCGCGAACAAATATTTTATAATGGCAAGGAATATAATTTAGATGCGGTAATATTGGCTAATTGGAATATAAATAAAAGAACAGGACACGCAATTGCTGGTATTACCTGTAAAAAAAACAAATATGTTTATAATGGTTGGACGAGAACAAGCATGGACCCAGTAATGGCAAAAAATATAACAAGAAATATTCCTTGTGAACTTATGAAGTATGATTGGAACATCATAAAAAATAATGATTTTTGTTTAAATACAACAAAATGTATACCTGAATTATTAAAAAGGAAATTAAAAGTTAAAGATCTCTGCTTCAATTTTAGCAAAGGGTCAAGGATATTGATATATGTTAGCAAAGATGCTAAACCCTATACTTCAAGTGATAAAGATGCAAATGTCGTAAAATTACCAACAAAGTCTCCTAAAAAATGCCCCGAAGGCAAAGTTCTAAACCCGAAGACAGGGAGATGTATAAAGAATAAAAATTTGATAGATAAGAAGCCGTCTGTCAAGTCTCCTAAAAAATGTCCCGAAGGCAAAGTTCTAAACCCGAAGACTGGAAGATGTATAAAGAATAAAAATTTGATAGATAAGAAGCCGTATGTCAAGTCTCCTAAAAAATGCCCCGAAGGCAAAGTTCTAAACCCGAAGACAGGGAGATGTATAAAGAATAAAAATTTGATAGATAAGAAGCCGTCTGTCAAGTCTCCTAAAAAATGTCCCGAAGGCAAAGTTCTAAACCCGAAGACTGGAAGATGTATAAAGAATAAACATTTGATAGATAAGAAGCCGTCTGTCAAGTCTCCTAAAAAATGCCCCGAAGGCAAAATTCTAAACCCGAAGACTGGAAGATGTATATTGATAAAGAATAAACGTTAAATATATCTATTGTAATAAAAATTCTTTATCATCAACACATTTCACATAAATTGCATCTCCCCATTTGTGTTGCGTCATATTAGTTAATATGCGTTTGAAATTATATTGAGCCAAATAATCATCAATTTCGTGAATTAAAGCACAACTTATATATAATTCAGCAGAATTAACTTCTAAATATATAACTTTTGCATGCTTGATAGATTTAGTTGCGCCTTTTAGCGCCAATAATTCAGCTCCTTGAATATCAAAATTCCAAAAATCATATTTAGATGCGTCAATATTGTTTCTTTCAAATAATGTATCAATTGTTATGCTTTTTTGATATACTTTGTCAGTATATACAATTCCGGGATGTTCGATGGAATGCGTGCCGAACTCTAATATACTTGAAGATTGATAATTGTTTGCAACATTTAATACAACATCTTCATCATCCTTGTCGGTTATAAGTGCTTGAATTAAATTCAAATCAGGTATTTCTCTTTTCCTCATTATATCAACTAATTTCGGATGAGCTTCAATCCATACAATATCTTGTGTTTTAATACCAAGATTATTATAGAGATTTAATTCTTCGCATTCGTGAGCTCCTACATGTAAACAACCATTTATTTTTATTTTTTTTGCTGACAAGATATTTTGAATATCTTCAAAAGTAATAAGCATAATTTTTATTATATGTGCTTATATTTAATTGTTTATATATACTTTTAATATTATATTAATATAGAATATAACTTATTAATGAATAAGAAATCGAACGAAGCACTTTGTATTCGCAATACTGGAACTTGGGCGAATGTTAAACCTGAACATAAATTCGATTCGGCAAAGTTTAAGAAAGAAGTGGTATTAAAAGATTTACATCTATTATCGCCTAAAATAGATGAGATGATTAAAAGGATTAATAAACTCGACGAACAAGATATGGAGATTGATAATAAATATTATAAACATATAATATACAGTGATGTATCCGGTGTATATGGCGCAAAAATGGTTGCGTCATCTTTGATTGCAAATGATTTCTCGCTTGTATATTCAAACAAGTTTGCTTTAAGACAAGATATTCCAGATAAAAATAAAACATTTGGGCTTCTAACAACATCAACCGTTTATCAAAAACCAATCTCAACCGGATTAAAGAAGAAAATGATGTTGTATATGAATGAAAGACCGTCAAATATTAATGGCGAGAATATGCGAATAATTATATTAGATTCAGGATATAAGGAAGGTCTTGATGTATTTGATGTTAAATACATGCATATTTTAGAGCCGTTAGTGACAAAGGCTGAATATACGCAGGTCATCGGAAGAGGTACTCGATATTGCGGACAATCTGGATTACCATTCATTCCAGATGTAGGATGGCCTCTACATATTTATAGATACAATATAAAATACGATAATGATACAACCATCCATGATTTATATCTCAAACACAGCGCAACAAATATTAGCGCATTTAATTTTATTGCTGAAATCGAAGCCATTATAATTGCATCCGCGGCGGATGCTTCTCTTACTGAAAATCTTCATCTGCTTGGAGAAAAGAATAATCGCTTTTATGATTTAATAGTTGCAAAAAATGCAAGTAAGTTTATTAAACCTAAACGCCCTGACCATATTGAGATAGTTAACAACATACGTGGCAAAATATATACAAATGATATGGTAATAAATTGTCGTAAAAAGTGCCAAGGACCTCTTGAAGATTTCCCGTCAGCCAATGCATTACTTATTATTGCAGCAGTATTTGTTATTGACAAGATTGATACACAGGTTGATAGTATTAAAGTAAAGAATAAAAAATTATATATGGGAAGTGAAAAAAACAAAGTTAATAATTATATTAGAGACAAGGATTTACTTAAATATTTAAATGAGAAACATCCTAAACCATTATTATGTAATATAATTGACAAGAGCCAAAACTTTTGCGATGCAATAAATAAAATTTGGATGAACCCAATAAAATTTCTAAAATTATATGGAGATAAAATTATTGAAAATCTGAATTATTATAAGAAGGTAAACTTAATTAATGACAAGAATTATACAGATGCTTTGAAATTTATTTATGAATATAAAAGCAAGTTAATACAGAAAAAGCCTGTATTTGAACCTGAACCTCCTAAAACAAAGTTAAGCAATATTGAATTATATAAATATGTTGAAAAACATTTTGCCCCTTACAAATGGGATGCAATCGATGTTAAAAATAAATGTATTGCCGAAGTTATAGATGATGATGTTCCTGTTAAAGAAAAGAATGACTATAAGCTTGTGACATTTTCGAATACGCAAAATTTTGTTCAAAAGTTTTTAACCCCTCAATCACCTTACAAAGGTATGTTTTTGTTTCACAGCGTTGGTTCTGGAAAAACTTGCACGGCAATTTCAACTGCAACGAATACATTTGATAGGGAAGGATACAAGATATTATGGGTTACGAGACATACATTAAAAGAGGATATATGGAAAAACATGTTTACAGATGTATGTAATGTAATAATACAAGAGCGTCTTAAAAATGGCGAAATTTTACCATCGACAAAAGCGAAACGCATGGAGTTTTTGGGTAAAAATTGGCTACAACCATTATCTTATAAGCAATTTACGAATTTAATCAAAGGTAAAAATAAATATTACAAGCAAATGGTTGCATTAAATGGCGCTCAAGACCCTTTTAGAAAGACGCTAATAGTTATTGATGAAATACACAAAATATACAGCTCATCACTTTCAACATTAGAAAAACCAAACCCCGAAGTTCTTCAAAACATGATACAAAACTCATACAAAGTATCTGGCAAAGATTCGCTTAAATTACTTCTTATGACTGCAACACCCATAACTGACGACCATATGAGTTCGGTTAAAATACTTAATTTATTATTAGAAGATTACGAGCGATTTCCAGAAGATTTTGAAAGATTTAAAACGATGTATTGCAATGAAAATGGAATATTTACAGACAAAGGTTCACAAGAGTTCATTAATAGAATTACTGGATTAGTAAGCTACATAGATAGGATGAATGACCGTAGTCAATTTGCCTATCCTGTAATTAAAGATGTATTAATTGATGTTGACAGACAAGTTAATAATGGCGCTAATGTAAGTAAAATAAACAAAGATATACAAGAATATGAAAATAAATTAAATGACAAGACATTAGGTTTAACCAAAGAAGAAATCAAAGAACTTAAAAATAATATTAAAAATATGAAGAAAGAGAAAAAGGGGGTTGAAAAAGTAGGCAAAGAACCCAAAGATATTATAGATTTTATTAACAATTGTTTTGTAAAGAAGCAAATCAAAAAGAAGGAACGCGATGATAAATTCAGTTTTTAACCCATTGCTGAATATATATAAATCGTGCGTTGTATTCAATATAAGAAATATAGAAAAATATATATAGATATGTATATATTATTATTATATTCAATAGTTATAACCTCTGTAATTTTTGGCATATACCAATATATTGATAGTATAAATAGAGATAATGACGTACAGCCTTATGATATTAATAAGGATTTATTTACTGCAAATAATATTATGATATACATAGTGATATTATCAATAGTATTCTTTATAATTTATATGGCATTCGGAGATGACGCAGATATATTTTCTTCTATTGGTATATTTGACAATGAACATAATTCATATGAAATTAAAAAAACAAATATAAACCCCAGTATTTTGAGAAATACTTCTGACCCTATGAAAATGGGGTTTGAACCATATAACAGTGGTGGTTCAAAGAGTGATACATGTTCTGACGCTTCATCTATATCATCTTCTGAATGTTCAAACGGTAGTAACGGCAGTAACGGCAGTGAATAATATTGATTACTTGATTATATATATAATTTAGGGTCGACATTTAGAACCTTCAATATGCGTTTATATAGGTTAGGATCAAAGTTTATAACCGAACAATTTTCATATTCTTTTATAATTTTTTCATTAATTCCTAATTTATTTGCTAAATCTTTTTGAGTTAATTTAATTGCATTTCTTGCATTAGAAATTACCTGTGCCCGCGCGTGTGTTATTTTTTTTAATGCAGGAATTTCTTCGTTGTTTAATCTTTGAAATTCCTTATTACCCATCGGTTTATTATTTGCAACATGAACTTCTTTATTTTTTGCATTTGCAAAATTTTTACTCCTAATTACGACAGGCTCCCAATCTTGATGGAAATTATTCATATTTATTATATATATATTCATATATTTATATATTCATATATTTATATATTCATATATAATAGATATAGATATAGATATGCCACTTAAAAAAGGAGATGTCAAATCCTCTTCAAAAAAGCCACTTAAAAAAGGAGGTGTCAAATCCTCTTCAAAAAAGCCACTTAAAAAAGAAGGTGTCAAATCCTCTTCAAAAATGCCACTTAAAAAAGGAGGTGGCAAAGATCCTATAAAACCACCACCGAGTGAAAGTATGCAAAGGCTTATCCATCGTCTGCAACACCCAAAATACCCACAAGACCCAGACTATGTAAAGCCATCGCCGCCATCGCCATTAAAAGACAGACGGAGTATGTTATCCATTATCCGTAATCCGCAAAACCAACCATTAGCAATCCCACAGAGTGCTTTAGACCATGTGTATCAAACGCGAGGAACGGTGAAAACCCTTCTCAGTCGTTTGAAACCACAAAATAAATAATAAAAAGCTGTAACCACTTACACCCATGTTTCCACACACACCTCTTATTCGAAGGTCATCACCATTAGAAAACCCACCATATGAAAATCTGCCACCTATTATTGCATCAAGGTCATTATCAATGTCATTATCTAAACAGCGAGAACTTTCTTCAAACATGCCTCCTATAAATTTTTTAGAGATGACAGTGATTAATTGATTAAATATATAATTTAGGGTCGACATTTAGAACTTTCAATATGCGTTTATATAGGTTAGGATCAAAGTTTATAACCGAACAATTTTCATATTCTTTTATAATTTTTTCATTAATTCCTAATTTATTTGCTAAATCTTTTTGAGTTAATTTAATTGCATTTCTTGCATTAGAAATTGCCTGCGCTCGCGTATGTGTTATTTTTTTTAATGCAGGAATTTCTTCGTTGTTTAATCTTTGAAATTCCTTATTACCCATCGGTTTATTATTTGCGTCATGGGCTTCTTTATTTTTTGCGAGTGCATAATTTTTACTCCGAATTACAACAGGTTCCCAATCTTGATGGAAATTATTCATATATTATATATGTAGATATATGCCTGTTCAGTCACCTACGCGAAAATATCAACTACGTAAATATATCTAAAAATTACTCAAGTGATAAGGTTCGAAGATTACAAGCGCTTATACGGAGAAAAATTATTAATAAGATTAAATTTTTAGATGGTCCCCGAAAAGGGCACATTGTAATGAAATAATATTCAATAATTCCTAATAATAACCTCGTTTACCTTTGCACCTGGATTTTTTGAATTAATAGACCTTTTGCATAAAATTGTTAATGTTTTATATTTTTCATTTGTAAAATTACCACGTACCAAACTTACATCAGCATTACTTAACATTATATTAATATTATTATTTGCATAAGTTAGATTGTGTATTAAATTAAATAAACTTTTATGATTTTCAATATTAAACCCGCTTGGAGTATATCCTACAAATGAAGTATTTGTTTCCGGAGCATACGGAGGGTCGAGATATACAAAATCATTATGTTGCACATTTGCAAGCGTTATATGAAAATCACAGCATTCAAATATTACATTTTGTAATAAATTATGTATTTCATCTAAATGTTGTTTATTTATAATTTCAGGATTGTTATAGTGCCCATATGGAACATTAAATCCGTTTGGTCCTACTCTAAATACACCTCTAAAGCAAGTTTTATTTAGGAATATAAACATTGCTGAACCCAATATATTATTTTTATCAAGAGAGCATAATTTGTTATATTCGCTTCGTATCCAATAATAGTAATTTTCTTTTGCTTTTTTTGCTTCTTCAATATTCGCTGGTGTTCTATTAATTTCACCCATCCCGCAATTATTAAAATCTGCAATAATTGTTTGCAGAGTATCATATAATTCGATATGACGTTTTTGAATATTTATATAAATATTAATTAATGGTTCATTTAAATCATATGCAAAAATATTACCATCTATTTTTATAATTCCATTTTTAACATAAGATAATAGAGCAAATAAAACACTACCTCCACCTAAAAAGGCTTCACGATAATTATTTATATGAACGGGGAAATCCATAATAAGTTTATCTATTATTTGGGTTTTTCCTCCTACCCACTTTAAAATCGGTTTAGGAATATCTATTTTGTTAGTAGGAATATCTTTAACAAGTTTATTATCAATATCCATTTATTAGTTTTAAACTTATTATAATAAGTAAATATAAATATATATCATTTTTAAATAAATTAGAAACAAAGCTATTTTGTGTCTTTGCCAAGAATTATATCATAATAAAACCTTTTATTTAGAGAATAATAACAAGACTGTTTAAATTTTCTTCCAAATAAACTTTTACTTCTTAATAAATGTTCTAATTCATCTTCGCTAATATTTTTATAGTTTTTCAGTTCTCTTTCAGACGCGTATTTATAATTCATATCCTCCCAATTTGCAAAGGTAGTTGCAACTTCTGGGGGTGAAGCATATGATGTTGATATTATTTCATCATACAATCTATCTTTAAAAATATATGATAAATAAGATATATAGCATAATTCATCTGGTGCATAAGTATCTTTGAACCATAACAAATAATCATCAGCGCCTTTTACTAATAATTCACTATGATGTCTATTAAGAATACACCATTGCGAAGCTTTATTAATATGCATTTTTGGAATATATTGCAAGGCAACTTCGCAATCTGGAAAACAATCGTCTGGGTCTGCAATATGAAAATATGAATATTTAGAATCAAGATAATTATATATATAATTAAAAGATTTTAACGGTATGCAAGAACCAGATAAAAATACAAAATGTTTATTGCCTTTGTCCTTTAAAGCTTCCTTAATAAGGATATTTTGTGCTTTCACAATAGATATATCTGCATATCTCGTATTTATATTCAAAGTATTATTTATTTTGTAATCTTCAAAATAATCTAATTTATCATTCGTTTTATAATGAATATATATGTTGTATTTATTTTTACTTATTCCACTAAAGAAATTAAACCATATGTTCTCGTGATTTATAACATCATATATCAAAAATAAAAATGCAATTTTATTCATTATCTATGCACGGATTTATATAAATATATTAATGAATTTATATTTATATATTAAAAATAATATGTTCACGCTGGGACTTGAACCCAGAATCTTCGCTTCATAAGAGCGACGCCCTAACCGATTAGGCCACGCGAACTTTGGTAGTGGATATTAATTCTTATTTCCACTACATACTATATAATATAGTATATTCTTATATCATTTTTAATGTTTATTTTTTATCAAACTTTGCAACCTTTTTTGATAGGATTTATTTGAATGGCATATTCGTTAGTATTAATGGATTCTAATAAATCTGCATCTAATCTGTTAGAGTATGCATTTGATTTATCTGGCATCTTTGTAATACTACAATTATCAAATATAGGGGTTGGTTGATAAATCATTCCTATATTTCCTGTATCTCTTGAAGCAATACTATCTTCATATGGTTTCTTTGTAACCATATCAATTTCAGAAGGGTCTGAATTAATATTCATATTTCCAGGGTTCGGTGTATATCCGGCACCTATCATTATTCCTTCGCGTGTTCCATCAATTTCTGCGTTTTCATCTGCAGTTCTATCTGTTTGACGGAAGTCTGTACCAGAACCGGCAATTCCATATTCGTTCGTGTCTGATAAGAATTGTTTGTGGGTATTTTTGAGTTCTACATTTGTAGATAAATATCCACCCATTAAACCTTCTAAAATTCCACCTAAAAATCCATATTCGGATTTTCCTTTAATCATAGTTTCTTTTAATGTTGTTTTTGCGACACTATCGGGGTTATATAATGTAACCTTGTAGGTTGTACCGCCAATATTGCGGATACTATCTATTTTTGGCATGGTTTGTCTCAACGTTTTTTTTGCATCATTGTCTTCAAATACTATGTATCCGGCATCCTTGTCTCCTTTCATATTTGATATAGTAGTATCGTGTATCATGGTTTCTTTCACCGTCGTTTTTGCAGTATCATTTAAAGCTGAATAAGTTTCTTTGTTGCCTGATAAATTAATTATTTCACTATCATGTATTGTAGTTTCTTTCACAGTAGTTTTTGCGGTGTCATTTAAAGTCGAGTAAGTCTCCTTATTTCCGGATAAATTGATTAATTCACTATCATGGATTGTTGTTTCTTTGACTGTTGTTTTCATTATATGATTATCAGGGTCATATATAGTTGCTTTACTTGGTATTTGGATACTTGGATTACCTACCGCTCTTACCGACTCCACAGTATATTCTTTCATAGAAAACTTAATTGCATCCATAATAGGAGCAACTAATGCTTTAACAATAGATGATGCATTTGTTATTACTGTACGAGCGCCTGTTGTAATACGTTCATTATCATATATCATTATTTTACTCTTACCATAATCATTACATTCACCTTGTCCAGGGGAACTTTCACTATATTTTGCGGAACCTTTGTATTCGATATGAAACTCTGGGCGAGCGGTAGGTCTTACATTTTGCGAAGGACGTTGTTGTGCCTTTGTCATTGCGCCAGTGGTTTTTAACCACATGTCAGGAGTTACTTCATAATTTGTATCAGGTCTGTTTTTTGCAAAAGGGGTTATTACGGCACGTTGTTCAATGCCTTTTGGTGGCGCTTGCATAGGAATTTCAAAATATGTTTGCTTTTGATTAATTTTACTTCTCAATTCATCTAAATTACGAGGTTTTGCATAATCGGCTGTATCAATTTGATGAAATCCACCAGATGGAGCAGCGTCAAAGCCCTTATTAATTCCAGGGCCCACTCTAATTTTTTCAATAGGGAAAAAATTATTAACACGCGAAGAATTATTTATTCTTGATTTTAAGAAATCATCATTGTTTTTCATACCACATATATTTCCTCCAGAGTTCATTTCCGGTTTAAATAAGCACGGGACCTCTTTCTTATTTTGCCACAAACTATTATTCCCCGTTTTATTATCAAGAATAGAAGTCATATTTTCTATATTAGTATTTTGTGTTACATTTTTGCGTAAAAAAGGGGTCATATTATTATGTGAAAAATCACCCTTATTCATTTTTTCTCCGGTTAATGATGATACATAATTATCATTTTCATTCATACCAGATATATCATCTTTCGCATCAATTCTTGAAAACATATCAGCGTATGCCGGTTTTGCAACTATACCAGTTTGATATGGGTTTTTAGATAATTTATATAAATTATCGCTTCGTTTCTGCTCATCATCCTTTACTTTGTCCCAATATTTTGAACTGTAAATATTATTCATAGATGGAATGTCATTGTCATTAGAATATAAATCCATTATTAACCTCTAATGAATATAGGAAAAAAAATAGTAAATATTATTATGTATATGAAAGATATTAGGGACATTGAATTATCTTCCGAAATTATATAAGAGTTTATTGATTAATATTATTAAATTGATATGAATAACATCACATTAATATTAAATACACTGCATAATAAGTTAAAGCTTAATTATGGTAATTTTAGCGAAGAATACCCCGAGCAAGTAATGGCAGCAATGTATATTAAACCCGACGACATTGTTCTTGAAATTGGTGGTAATATTGGACGCAATTCTTGTATAATTGCATCACTTTTAAAGGACAGTAAAAACTTGACTGTTTTTGAATCTGACCCGCATACTGCAAATTTGTTGAATGAAAATCGCGTTCTAAATAATTTAAACTTTAATATCGAAGATTGCGCAATATCTAAAAGCGTATTGTATCAATCGCACTGGGATACAAAACCTGTTGATATGATGACCGAGCATGAAAAGATGTTTTGGCAAAAGATTAAAACGATTACTTGGGATGAAATTAAAAGCAAATATAATGTACCGTTTGATACATTAGTTGTAGATTGCGAAGGAGCTTTGTATTATATACTCAAGGATGAACCGGACTTTCTGCAACACTTTAAAAAGATTATTATTGAAAATGATTTTCATCTGATTGAACATAAGCTGTTTGTCGATGAAGAATTCAAAAGGTTTGATTTTAATCGCGTTTATTACAAAGATGGAGGGTTCGGACCATGCTATAACTTTTTTTATGAAGTATGGGAAAAATAATTTATTATATAATAGATAATCATTAATGTATATTAATACATATTAATACAAATATACAAATACATATTATTTTTAAATGAATTAAATAAAATTAATTCTTGCATTTTACACTGGGATACATTGATCCATAAGGATACCCAGGTGAATAAGATATATTATCGGTTTTGTTATTGTTCCATTCTTCTAAATCTGGAATTATTTTAGAATTATTCTTTGGAAAAAATACGGATTGGTCTTCCGGCATTTCTATGCATGGAATATGATTATCTTTTGCAACCATTCTATAATTTACCGGAACTCTATCGAATGCTTCAATTGCTCGCGCTTGCGGGTCAAAGCACAACCATTCCCATCGATTAATTCCGGTTTCTTTTAAGGTACACGGAGGGTTAGATAAACGAGTATCTTCTCTCGGTACTATACAAGAACGAGGTTTATCAGCGCCTTTAATATTGCACCCGGTAGGTTGATACTTGCCAGGTAAATATTCATTAGCATTACATTTAGTATTTTTATAATTTAAACCAAGAAGTTCGCTTGAATCATCTACAGCTTTTTTCATACTACAAGTATTTTGTCCATAACTTTGGTATATTAACGCGGGGTCATTTGGAACATCCTGGAAACATTCACGACAATCATTATAGGGCGTTTCGAGTTGATATAATCCAGGTCCTACCGCTCTTTTTAATTGCTCCTTGTAACTACAATTATCATAATTTAACCTTGTATCTATATATTGGTTCATATCTAATAAAATAATATATTATTTTATACATAAATAAATAGATATGCTTCTTATAATACCATTATTTGCGAATCCATTTTTTAACAATGAAGGATTTAATAATGATAATAAAGGCAACGACGCTGAAGAAAATGAGGTAGTAAAATACGATATTATTAGCGCCTTGTATCTTATTATGTTAGGATATAACGCAAATTATTATTATCGGTGGGGTATTATGGATAATATTTGCATAGTATTATTATATATTTTGACACTAATAATATCTATATTCGCAGCATATCTTTCTTTTACTTGCAACTGGGTGGTAATAGATAATAATATTTTCGTTAAATTATTATTTGCACTAATCGCATTTCTGTTAGGACCATTATATTTAATATGGTTCTTTTTTGTAAATTATTTAGGTAATTTATGCTAAAATAAAAAAAATAAAATAATATATTAACTACATTTATTATAATTAATATGTGGCGGTAAAGGGACCTCTCTATACATTATTGATTGACAAGCGGGAAGATGAAGCATCGTTGTATCAATAGGAGGGGTCTTATCGTTTTTGATAATCCCATCATTTGTGGGAACATATTGATTTGTACCGCATTTAGAAATAATTCGGGTCTGTCCTCGTAATTCACTATCTAAATCTACTAAATTTCCTTGAACGTGCGAAACAGCAGTTCCGCCAATAAATCCTAATTGATGTCTGCATTTATTTATATGCTCATATCTATACGGGGAAAGAACATAACTTAATGTACTTACGTTTTCTTGCAGTTCTTGCTTATAAGAACAAGTATCGTATGTTGTTCTATTAAAACTCATATTATCTTCTATTATATAATATTTTTTTATTATACAGAAACATTTTTATTACGCCCTACCCAATTACATTTTTTATTAAATTCTGCGCGATGTATATAAGAACGCGTATCTTCGCCTCCATTCGTCCATACTGGAACTATATTTTTAGGGTCTTGAACATCTTTGACAAAATCTAATAATGGCATGAAGTTATTCATCTCTTTTTCCATTATTTGTTTTTTGCATTGAAACGGATTAGTATCTGTTCCTCCTATCAAGTTTAATTCCTCGCCTATATTTGTTGCTCCACAGCGAAGGTTTGGTCCAGAAGTAAATATTCGATTATTTAATTGTATTCTACAACGGTCACGTGTAAGTGTTTCGGGATTATTACGAAGCATCGAATCATTATCTATAAGACAATCATCGGCAAAACCATATCCCGGTCGTCCTCGTAAATTAGGGTGTTCCAAATATCCGTCCGTCATTCTAACATTTGGATTTTCACAATCTACGAAATTATTAGGTAGCAAATTATATTCGGATATTTTACTATTATGTAGCTCTTTTGAAGTTTTCCAACAATCATCTGAACATATACTTGTTGATGCGTCAAACTTATTATTATTCATTATCTATTTGTAAATAATAAATAAAAAAATTATATATTATTCTTTAATATAATTTTTTTCACATTTTTGCAATAAATCGTAATTTATATCAAACTTAATATCATTATATCCCTGATTATATTCTTTGTCTAGTATATGGTTCTTATATTCTTTTATTTTCCAATCATCATTATTTTTACTTATTCCGATAGTTTCATCTATTTTGTTGTCTAACTTATAAATTTTATTGAACGATTCATTCAATACTATAATATCATTCTTTTGGTCAATCTCTCCTAATGCTTTTATCTCCTCGCTTCCCTTAATATTAACACTATTGCAATTCTTTACCTTGTAATGCAATAGGTTCTCTTCGCCTTTTTCATTCTTAACATAATCCTTGTATTCTAATTCGCTTGTTGAAATTCCTCCGTCAGTTTCTATATTATAGGTTATTGTTGTAGACTTTTTCATTATATATAATATTTATTACATATTATTTATATATATTGCATCTGTATGTATTTTTACCAGTAATACCAGTAATACACCAGTAATATTCTAACATAAACTATCGTTATTCGCAAAATTATTCAACACCTTCAACTGCTTATTGGTAAACTGCTGGAAACAGTGTTTCCTCAAAGGCAACTTATTTTTTAAGAACAAATCATCTTCGTGAACCCAGTCATTAAGTGTGCGTCTATCCACAATACAAGATTGTCCTCCACCGCAAGGACATACATAATCGTTATTAAGCATCAGTTTCGTTGATACGTTTGTTGGTAGAATAGTCGTTTGTTTGTTCATTCCTTAATATAATTTTGAAACAACCCTATCAATTTTTATTTATATATATATAGAATGGGACAAATTAAACAAATAAAACTTCCGGCAAGATATGTTCCAAAGATGTTGGCAAAAAATGATAAAATAAAGCAAGTAAAACTTTTAGAGAAATCTAAAAAACTATATAAGAAAGGAATATACTATAACCGCGAGCATCTTGCATCATTTAGTAATAAAAAATCACCACATATTTTGAAAGCGCGTAAAATGTATAATGTTAAAAACATCGCACCAACCAAAGAATTAGCATTAAAAACTGGTTGCAAATTGGAAGCATTACAAAAAATTGTTAAGAAAGGCGAAGGTGCATATTATTCGTCCGGTTCGAGACCTAACCAAACGCCACAATCATGGGGGTTGGCAAGATTAGCAAGCGTATTAACTGCGGGAAAAGCTGCTGCAATTGATTATAAAATAATCTATGATGGTTGCGACCATAAAAAGAAGGCCTTTGCACAAGCAAATAAAGCAAAAAAAAAATATAAGCAAGGGCATGCAAAAGCAAGGAAGGTTTCTGTTATACCCGCAAACAATTTTTAATATTTACGGATAATGCATCTAATAAACAATTTTCAAACAATTTTATTCTATCATCGTATTTATCGGAGTTGCAAAAACAATTGTGTATATCAATATTGTCTGATTGGCTTTTGTAAATAATATCCTTGTTAAAGCAGGCACCGCAACCTAATATTAAAATAATTTTAAATTTTAATTGCGGATATTTATCGCACAATACCTTATTTAAACTTTCAGCATCATCAATATCACTTTTAATATCTTCATATTTTCCGTTCTGTTCACTATGATGCATTCTCAAATGACCCTTGCGAATGAAATATACATCTTCGCCTTTTGTCTCGCATTCTTTTAATATAGTAAGTATTCGACAACATCTTCTATTATACTTTTCTTTTTCTGCGATAAATGTATTTTTGTCGAGGAAGTCATGATGAAAATATATATCTTGTTCATTAATCCTACTTTCATTTAATGGTTCAGTAAAATGTTCGAAATTACAATCAAAGCATTTTGATACACCATTATAGGAAACATTCCAATCAAATGGCAAGGACATCTTCCTTAAATTAAATTTATTTAAAAAATTCGCAACATCACAATCAATACCAATAGGAACAAAAAACATTTGAAATGTTATATTTAAATATATATATATCATATATAAAACAATATATTTATATCATTATGAAAAAATAAAATACCTTATAAATGAGTGGATGCACGTATGTCATTATATATATTATCAAAACATTGTATTGTGTTTTCTTTGCATGATTCACCATTATTATATAACCAATCCCCTAATTTTTCGCGTTCATTAGGTATTGTTGTAGATGGCATAGTATAAAATTGACGCGGTAATAATGATTTATTATATAGGTCATCAGTTTCTCTAAATACATTATCGTGAAAATATTTATTCATGTTTTTGTTTATTTTGGAGTTTTCGATAGAACATGCAGAGAACTTACTATTTTTGCTTTCTAATATATTTAAATTCATGAATGGGTTCGCTTTTGTTGGCTTAATACATTTTTTATTATTTATAATATCAAGATTATTTTCATTTAAATATTTTTCTATTTGCTTATTCTTTTCATATTGATAATTATATATAATAATAGATATTATCATAATTATTAATACAAATAAAATATATTTTGAATCATTAAAAACCAGGGTGAAAATAATTCCTAAAAATAATAATGCCCTTATTATAGAGTTTAATTTTTCCTCAAAAGTCATATTAATATCAGGAATTAATACAGGTATTGTTAAAATATTTAAATTATCTAACCAAAACATTATTTTTTGTTCTTATCCTAATATCTATATTATTTTAATTACTCATTCAGCTTAATTTACTTATTCTTGCGCTTCCCTTCTTTTTGCGAGTTTTGATTTTAGTTTATTAACAGTCGCCAATTTTTTAAGCGCAGGTTTATTTACAGTTTGGCGAGAGCCTCCCTTTTGATTATTCATATTTCCCATCATATTCTTAAACATATCCATTCCTTCTTTGTTATTCATCATAGATGACATCATATTCATCATTGAAGCCACATCAGGTTCGTTTTTTCGTGTTTCGCCACCTCCACCTCCGCCATTTCTCGCACCTGACTGATTATTAGGAGCACCAAATAACCCTGGCATAGTTGCAGCGAATTTCATTGCATCTTGAAGAAGGTTCTCTTGTTTTAATTCGCCAGTTGAAATTTTATTTGCCATTTTTCTGCTTACGTTCGAAATGAGTTCACTAAATCCACTATCAGGGTCTCCAATTGCTTTTAGAATGTCGCCATTATCTCCAATAGATTTTTGTAGTTTTTCAACATCAACATCTTCTAATATCTCTTTTGCAAGTTTACCAAGCATTGTATCTTCCATCTGGGACATATCAATTCCTCCAGTATCCTTATTCTTCTTTGTTTTCAATTCATTTAATCTTTCAATAACCTTTTTATGCAACTCATTAGTAATATTATCTAACCCTACTTCATTCTTGGTGTCTTGGAGAACAGATACATACAATTTTACATCATCGTCGCTTAATTCATCCATAAATAAATAAAATACAGAGAAAAAATGATGACATAGATAATCGTCATTTAATAGTTTTCGAATTGATGATACAGGAATATTCTTGTATATACATACATCCTTAACTTCGTCAGATAAAAACCAATCATTCGTTGAATTAATATCATCAAGATTAATATATGATGACCAGAAATCAGCAGAAATAGTTTTCACATATAGTAAATATTCATCAGATGATTTATCCAATGTAATATAATTTTCTCTTATTGACTTTAATATTCCCTTTCCTAATGCATAGTCGTCGCCTTTCTCATCCTCTTTCATATGTTTCGCAGACGTCTTGATACGCTTTATTAAATCAATATAATATTGATTAAATATAAATTGATATGACATTTTATTTAATACCTTTATAAAAATATATTATGATAATTCCTTATATATATTTTGAATATATATATGTGTATATAAATAATATTATTAGAACTTTTGCGAATCTCTTAATTTTTGTAATTCTTCAATAGATTGATTTTTTTTTTCATTTTTAATATTCGTAGATGTTGATATGTCATCACTATTAATATTTTTTACTCCATCGCTAATATTATTATCATTTGTTATAAAATCCCATTTATAGTTTTTGTCATTTAACTCCTTTGTTTCATCTTCAATTATGGAAAAATTATCAGAAAAAGATGTTGCGTTTAATGTGAAAGCAAGTGGTCCATCATCATTTTCACTTGTATTAGTTAATGGTATTATGTTATTTTCTGCTGTATCACTTGAATTTCCTCCTACTGCACCGGATATACCAGTTTTATCCATTCTTGTATTTTGCGTAGTTGTCAAAATACCTCGCCCAGGTAATAATAGATGATCAAATACCGCTTTACCAAATAATAATTCTTTGCTTGGTAATATCATAAATGCAGGAACAGAATGAATTTTAGTCTCGATTTTAATATTTTTACTACGCAAATCATCTACAGAAACAAGTTTAATTATTTTCTCCTTATCGTATCGTTTAATATGCTCCAATAACATTTTACAATGATTGCAATAAACACTATAAAATAATATCATTAATAATATATATATTAATAAAATAAACTTTCTTTATATATTAAATAGTATTTGCTTTACGTTGCTTTGCATTAATTTTTAGTTTGTCTTTTCAAATATACACCATCTATTAAATGAACTAAATCTTTTGAGGTCCTTGTTTTCATCTTTGTCAAGCTCTATAATCGATTTATAGAGGTTCTCTTTAGTTTCACTTAATTCTTGCAAATTACTTTTAAATTTATTAAATGTTTCAGAAAACATTTCGCTTTCCTTGATATTCAAGTCAAACTCCTTGCATTTTTCTGTTAAAAACTTATATGATACAAGATATTCAGGGATTAATTTACTTGTTGTCTCAATAAATACATTTATTTGCTTATTATAGTATGATACTTCTTCTTTATCATAACATCTTAATATCGCCCATATAGGTTCCCCTCTATCCTCTTTTCTCATTGATAATTTTTTAAAACCTTCAATCTTATCACCACCATTCGCTTCTATATCATCCTCGATGCTTTTACCATCCATAAATGTACAGAAAAATACACCACCGTCATTTAATAATTGACTAACGTTAGATAAAAACCCATCTAATGTATCCTCATTTTTAAAGAAATAGTGAATGCCAAACATACAAGAACACACATCAAACCCATTGACAGCTCTACCTATAATTTTATTATATTGAGTATCATTCTTCCTATTACCTCTGTTAAATACCATTTTTAATATATTATAACTTTCTTCGTCATTCATTGACGGGTCGTCGTTAATAGAACATTCGCCACTCTTTATTGATTTGCAACAATCGCCAACCGCAAATACCATGTCAGGAAAATGCATATTATTATTATTCTTCATATTTATAAAGAACCGCTTTCTCTCTCGCAATAATCGCGCATAAGCTCCATGATTTGGGCTATATATATTGTTTTTTACTAAATCAACTCCAAGAACAA